AAGAGATTCCCGCAGACGATCGTCAATTTCTTGTTGAATAAGGGCCTTAGTGCGTTGTTTCTCACTCCGGTCCTTAACAAGTCTCTCCCAAAGTCCATGAGTTCCTTTGACTACCTTACGTTCTCCAATCAGCCCAGAAATAAGGGCTAACCCTTCAGTTCTCAAACCCCTTGTTGGGTTAGGCAGAAAGAAGACAGTAGGGACCTGTCCTAGAATTTCATCTGTGCCTACAACAGTAAAACCTCTAGTAGGTGTGTGGAACGTTGTTAGCGCGCCAAGCACCGTAATAGAGCCAACTGAAGCAGACCCAGGTGAATTCAATGAAACCATGATCAACGTACCCTCAATAAGAGTGTAAGTTGCATCAGGAGGTATCGAGGGAGACCACACAACTGATGAATCAGCTGTGAAAGATGTAGATGAAATAACATCTATGGGCTTACCCGACATAGTGACGGTAAATGCTTGTCCAGCAGTAGGAGCAACATTGGGTGATTCAAAACTAACATGCCACCTAACATTAATAGTGTAGGTAGCTGCCGTCGCGTAGTTAGTAGCTGTCGCAACCACGAACTGCCCGTCCGCATACTGACGGATCTCGGCATCGTCTACGTTAGCACTGTCGAAACTATTGTAGTTGAGTTGTCTAGACAACCTACCTTGCGAAGTGGTATGTTCCCAAGCATTTACAGTCCGGGCCTCAGGCAAAGCCTTTATCCTGGACGGAATGTCAGAACCACTTATATAGGTCGTTGTCGGATTTTGATCATACCCAACCACATAGCTTCCACCAGTAGTGGATGCATTTGCAGCCAATATTTCTAACGTGGCCCCCTCAAATCTAGTACGGGACCATAGGTTGGACAGTTGCTGAATACGCGTTCCGAGTTCAGGTGCGGCAACTAACACTTGAAAGAAGATAGTCCCAGCAGGCGTACCTGCTGGAATATCAACTTGAGCGATTTGTTCCTCACCCCCAACTCTCGATGAGTTAGCTTGAATAGACCTATTCTGAGCTGATCGAGCAATGGGAGCATCCAGATTCCTGCGAGATCTGGTAGCTTTACTCCTCATTCTTCGACCCCTGCCCCCTTTACCAAGGATCGCACCAGTTACGGCACTTTCAACGGTATTGAGGACCCCCCCCACTAAAGGTGTGAGGAAGTCAGATATCGGTCCCTTTTGTTCTCCTGCTCTTGCAGAACGCACTAATTGTTTGGCTTTTGCGGTTTTTGTTCTTGTCATAACTCACTAATTTACTACCACGTAATAAGAGATCACATCTCCATAGTTCGAGGGAACAGGTCATAGAACAAAGGCACAGGGTCAGCCGGTGAGAGCGTGTACATACTTTCCAGCTCCAATTGACGTTCTGGACAAATACCCCACGCTTCTTCGAAGGATACTCTACTCTCAT